GTGCGGCGGCAGCGCGGAATATCTCCAGTTTCAACGGCTTTTTGCAGCCTAAAAAGCCAGTCTAAAGACCTAAAATGTATGCGCTAAAATGCAGGGCGTGACGTGAATGCACCGGCTCCTTCATCCCCTGAACCGGAGATCGTCTCGAAGTCGGAATTTGCCCGGCTGAGCAACGTCGTTCCCGGCCGCGTGACGCAGTGGATCAGCGCAAAGCAAATCTATGGCGATGCCCTGGTCGGCGAGGGTCGCGCCGCCCGTATCCGCGTGGCCACGGCACGGGCCCAGCTCAAGCGCCATCTCGATGTCGGCCAGCGGCTCGGCAACGGCCTGTCGACGCGGTTGGATAGCCCGCCGGAGCAACCATCCCTACTTAGCGCAACGAACGCATCCCCGGCGCCCGCAGAGCCGCCACAGGTGCTGCCCTTTGTGCGCCCGACCGACGTGATCGAAGAGCAGATCAAGGCGCAGCGGCTTGAAGGTTATCGGCGGGATAACCGCCGCAAAGCCGAAGAGGAAGCCGCACGCAGCGGCCGCTACATCCTCGCCGACGACGCCACGCGGCAAATGGGGCGCATCACCTCGCAGATGCTGAATACCTTCGAAGGCTGGCAGGGCGAGGTTTCATCGAAGATCGCGGCGAAGTTCTCAGTGCCACAACGCGACGTGCTGCATCTCATACGAAGCGAGTTCCGTACCTTTCGGTCACATACGAGCGAGGCGCTGCGCCAGCAAGTGCAAGAGATCGCCGAATTTGTCGAAGACGATTTGCCGGAAGTTGAATCGCCCGGCGAGGAAGTCTAACCGTGGGTATCATGCTGGCCAATGCCGAGCGCCTGGCCATGGAGGCGATGGCTGCAGCGCTCGATCCGCCACCGGCGATCGACTATCTCGCCTGGGCCGAACGCAATGTCATCATCGAGGAGGGTTCGTTTCCGGGACCTTACAACCGAAACCTGTTTCCGTATTTCGATGAAATATTGCGCGCACTTTCGCCGGATGATCCCTGCCGCTTTGTCAGCCTGGTAGGATCCGCCCAGGTCGGCAAGACGACGGTCGCCAACATCTTCACCTGCGGTTCGCTCACGATGGGCCGCGGCAATTTCCTCTACGCCCATCCGACCGAGGATAACGCCCGGCGCTGGTCGAAGATGAAACTGGCGCCGATGATGCGCTCGACCGCTGTCGTGCGTGAGCAGTTTCCGCAACGCACCCGCGACGTTTCGGATTCGGTTTCCTACAAGGAACGCAAGGACGGCCTGGCGACGCTGTTGATCACTGGTGCCAACTCGCCGGCGTCGCTTTCACAGGTGACGATCCACTTCCAGGTGCAGGACGATCTGGCAAAATGGGAGATGAATTCGGCTGGCGATCCGGAGGCACAGGCTGACAACAGATCGCGCGCGATCGAGTTTGCCAAAATCTTCAAGGTATCGACGCCGCTGGTTATTCCCGGTTGTCGCATCAGCAAGGATTTTGAAGCCGGTAGCCAGGAACAACCCTTCGTTCCGTGTCCGCACAAAGAATGCGGCCACATGCAGGTTTTGGAATGGGATAATATGCTCGCCGGGCTTGACCCGGAGAAACCGGAAGACGCGCACTTCACCTGCATTGCCTGCGGCGGTTTGATTGAGGAACACCACCGGCCGCAGATGTTGGCCAGATTTGAATGGCGCGCCAAAAATCCGGGTGCCATGCGCGAGCATCGGTCTTTCTGGATTTGGTCGGCCTATTCCTATCTGCAGAGCTGGGCGCGTATTGCGCAGGAGTGGCTGAAAAATCGCGGTGACCCGGCCGGCGAAAAGACCTTCATCAACGATACGGTCGGCAAGGCCTATCGCGCGCACGGCGAGGCGCGGCCCTGGGAAGAGTTGCGCGATCGCGCCATGGAGAGTTCCTATGTGCGGGGCACGGTGCCGACCGGTGCGCTGCTGTTGATGATGGGTATTGACTGCCAGGGCGACCGGGTTGAGTGGCAACTGGTTGGCTTTGGCCGCGACTTCCGGCGCTACGTGATCGATTACGGTATCGTCGACCGGCACATCTCAGATCCAGATTGCCAGCAGAATCTCGATGTGGTGCTGGCAAAAAAATGGAGAAATGTTGCCGGCCGTGAACTCGGTATTGAGCTTGCGGCGATCGATGGCAACGCCTGGACCGAAGATGTTTGGTCGTTTGCGCGCCGGCATCCATCGTCAAAACTGATCATGGTGCGCGGTCGTGGCGACGATGCGGCGCCGCGGCTCGCGAAAGTGAAAAAAGAACGCAACGACAAGACCGGCAAGATTCTCAAATATCAGAAACGGTTTTACACGATCGGCGTTTCGATCCTGAAGATGTCGCTGTATCGCGATCTCGCCAAGGATGATCCGTTCTCCAACGGCTTCGTGGCACTTCCTTCCGGTCTTGATGATGAATATTACCAGGAGCTGACGGCCGAGCGCCGCATGGCGGTCAAGCGTAATGGCTTCACGGTCTATCGGTGGATCAAAGATGATCGCCAGGACAACGAAGCGCTCGACACGCTCGTGCAGGCAACCGGCGCGGCGATCAAGTTCGGCGTCTATGGCATGTCCGATGCGAGCTGGGTGAGGCTTGAGCAAGAGCGCGAAATGATCGTGCCGAACAGGCAGGGTGACATTGAAGACCTGCTCGCCGCGCCAGTGGTTGCAACTACCGTTGTAACCCAGACGAAGAAAAAACGGTCCATCACAAACATGCTGGCAAGGTGAATTCGATGGACGCTTCTCGTTTGATAAACATCGGCGGCAACCCCGATTTGAATTTGTCGAGTAAAGTTGCGGCGCGGATAGATTTGGCCGAGGCGATGCGCGACATGGCCGACGAGATCGAGATGGGAAAGCGGATCGTAAAGGAATTGTTCACCTATGAACAAATCCGATCAGGGGAATGTCCGGTTTCGATTCTGCACGTCATCAGCGTGTTGAACAGGAAGGTGGATTGACGTGCATTTCAATCCAGCAGGTTCACTCGTCGCCGGTCAATCGGTTGTCACGCTGCGGCAATGGCTGAGCGATGCGCAGACGGCGCTCGCCGCGCTGATGACCGGCCGCCGTGAGGTGGTTGTTGATTATGACGGCAAGAGCATCACGTATTCAGCCGCCACTCGCGCCGATCTCGAGGCGTGGATATCGCTCTTGCAAATGCAATTGGGAATAACGAAAACTCGCCGCGCGCTGCGCGTGTATTTTAGATGAGCGGTGCCAGCATCACCATTCTTGGACCGGACGGCCTGCCGATGCCGGCACGGCCTTCGAAGGCCCGCGCGCTGTCGGGCGGCAGCGGGCGCTATAACGGGCCGCCTTATGATGCGGCGGATCTCTATTCGCAGCACATGGCGGCGTGGACGCCTTATCTCGGGAGCCCGGATCAAGAACTAAACATCTACCGCGACAGAATAGTCAGCCGCGCCCGCGACGCTGTAAGAAATGACGGGTGGGCGTCCGGCGCGGTTACACGGATTCTCGATAATGCCATCGGGTCCAATCTGCGACCGATCGCAAAACCCGATCATCGATTTCTCGCTCACTTCACCGGCAACAAGGCCTTCGATCATGAGTGGTCGAAGGAATTCTCACGCGCCGTGGACGCGCACTGGCGCACCTGGGCCGTGACCGATCTCGGCCGTTATTGTGATGCCACGCGCAATCAAAGTTTCGGCCAGATGATGAGGCTGGCGTTTCGCCATAAATTGATTGATGGCGATGCGTTGGCGGTGATGCACTGGATTCCGGGACGGGTCGGCCGCGGCGGTGCGCGTTATTGCACCGCTGTGCAGCTCGTCGATCCGGATCGCTTGTCCAATCCGCAATTGCGTTTCGATCAAGAGACGCTACGCGGCGGGGTGGAGATCGATAAACACGGTGCCGCGATCTACTATCACATCCGCAAGGCACACCAGGGCGATTGGTTCAGCGCCGCTGAATCGATGACCTGGGAACGGGTGCCACGCGAAACGGCATGGGGGCGCCCGATCGTCGTACTCGATTACGACGCTGATCGCGCCTCACAACATCGCGGCGGCGCCGGGATTTTCACCGCCGTTCTGCAGCGTCTCAAGATGTTGATCAAATACGACGGTTCGGAACTGGATGCGGCGATCATCAACGCGATCTTCGCCGCCTATATCGAATCGCCGTTCGATCACGAGATGACGGCGGAAGCCTTCGATGATGGCGACAAGCTGGGCTTCTACCAGCAGGGTCGCAAGGAATTTCACGACGGCGACAAAGCACTGACGCTTGGCGGTGCGCGCATTCCGATCCTCTATCCCGGTGAGAAAATGAATACGGTCAACGCCACACGGCCGACCGAGAATTTTGCACCGTTCGAAAACGCGATGCTGCGCAATGTGGCGGCTGCAACTGGGCTGAGCAGCCAGCAAGTCTCGAACGATTGGTCGGATGTCAACTACAGCTCGGCGCGCGGCGCGCTGCTGGAGGCGTGGAAGACACTACATCGCCGCCGACATGATTTTGCCGAAGGCTTTTGCGCACCGATCCGCGCCGCATGGTTGGAAGAATCTTTCGAGATCGACGATCTTCCGTTGCCGAAGAATGCGCCAGATTTTGCGACTTGCCGCGGTGCTTATTCGCGCGCCCGTTGGATGGGACCCGGTAAAGGCTGGGTGGATCCGGTCCACGAAGCCGGTGCTGCGATCATGCGCATGGACGGCGCCTTGTCGACGCTCGAAGACGAATGTGCCGAACAGGGTCTCGACTTCGAGGAAGTGCTCGAGCAGCGCCGGTACGAGATCGCCCTGTTCAAGGAATACGGCATACCAACTCCGGAATGGGCCGGCCAAGTGTTTACGGCCACACAGGCGGCGAAAAAACCGGAGGCGGTTTGATGACGGCCTTGCTCGATCGCTTCTACAATGCGCCTCTGGCATTATGGCCTGGGCAGATTGCTCCAGTGTTGGAGATGCTGCGCGACGCGCCGCGCGTGCGGATGCTGGGCGCGCAGGCGTTGGACACGTTTACCGAAACAGTGCGACGTCCCTTCGATCTCATCGAAGGCGTGGCGATTATCCCGGTCACCGGCGTGTTGGTGCACGGCTACACCGGCTGGTGCTGGAATGAGACCGACTACGCCAGCATCGATCGGATGTTTGATACCGCCATCAATGATCCGGAAGTCCGTGCCATCGTCATGCACGTTGATTCGCCGGGAGGCGAGGTGGCGGGATGCTTTGATCTCGCAGAGAAAATCTACCAGATGCGCGACCTCAAGCCGATTGCCGCCATTCTCGACGAGTATGCGTTTTCGGCCGCATATGCACTTGCCAGTG